GTACACTTTCATTAACACTTCTTCTTAAACTAACAACTTGTCCTGTGATTATAGTTGTTATCTGTGTATCTGGGTCTTTACCTAATAATGTTCCTGATATTTGTGTACTTGTAGCTTGTGCTAATTGTTCTTCTTCTTCAGTTATAGTTAATCCATCTAAAACATTTAATAAATCTTCTAAGTAATTAACATCTAAGTAATTTATATCTAGTTCAGTAAATTCTAAAGTATCCTCTTTAAGATAATCTTCTGCTAAATAATCTATATCTAAATCATTAAAATCTAATAAATTTTCTGATTTAGTTAAAACTGTTTGTTCTTCTATAGCTACTTCTTCTTTAGGAGGAGTGACAATTAACATATTATCAATAACATCTAATGTTAAATCTAAAATAACTGGTTTGCTTGGTGCTGACTCAAATACGCTTACTGTAGTAGCTTCGTAAGGTTTATTTAATAAAACTGTACCCATAGCAGTAACTACTTCTATTTCACCACTAGAGAGCCCTAGAGCATCTGGTAATAGTATTATAAGGCTACGACCTAGTTCATCTACTGTAGCTGTAAAATCTGTACCTCTTATAGCTATATTAGCTGTAGGAGTTTTAAGAGATATATTTTGTTTATCTATTTTATTTAGATTACCTGTAATAAATCTTGCTGTACCTAATCCGAAAGTTAGAGCCATTTTAGATTTGCTAGGATTGGCATCAAATATATACTCGTCAATTGTTAATTGTGAGTGTTCTGTTAATTTAACTATTGAATCATCAAGAAATGTTATAGCCATACGACCATTTGTAGTTATAGCTTCGTCATTACTTTGTATACCAAATTTTAAATTTGCATCGTAAGGCTTGTCTCTAACTATTTGTGCTGAACCATTTAATTCAGATATGTCTCCAATATCAGCAGCTTGTGCTTGTACCTTGGTCGTTTTGAATGACACACACAGTAGAAGAAGCATTGCCGCCAATTGATATAATTTTAAGCCAGTCATTATCTTGTGTACTCAGTTGTTGAATATTAAATGTTCTTTGTCCGCCTGTATGGTCTAACCAAAAATATCCACCTGCTGAAGCATTAGTACCAGTACCTGTATAATTTACTGTATTATCAGAACCATCTATATCCATGTAGTTAGTAGCACCATCAATATTAATATTAGAAGTAACTGTGTTGTTAGAACCTTGAATAATCCAGTCTAAATCAAGAGATGCTGCTATTGCAGTAGTACCTTGATTTAAAGTAAATGTATTGCTACTACCTGTAACAGCTACATTTTGGTCAGTACCATCTGAACTATATGTATCTGTAGGGTCTACTTGAATAGTAAAAGTATTAGTCCCACCAGTAAAGTTATATAAACCTGTAAAGTTATCTGCAAATATATCACCAAGAAACTTGTTAGTAGCACCAATCATATTAATATCAAGTGTCATAGTAGCACCATCTAAATCAAAAGCATTTACACTACCTGCTGTAGAATTTAACCCACCAATAATATTAGATATACCTAATTGTTCTAAGTCTATATTGGCACCAGTACCAGACTGGTCTACATATATTTCGTTATCAGCCGCGTATATTGTCGATGCAGTCAGCATCGCAATCAGGCTCATTAATTTTAATTTCTTCATGTTTCCAAAAACTCCTGTCATAACCGACATTAATTAATTCTAATACAGCACTTTCTATAGATTTCATAAGTGCTATTGTTGTTGATTCATTGCGAGAGTTACCTAACTCAACTTCTACAAGTTCTGTTCCCATTTCAATAAATCTAAATACATCTTCTGATTTACCATAACTAAATATAGTTTTTTCAGTCATTACTTCTATCAGTATCTCTCCTGTAGCTACTGACACCATACGTAAAGTTACTGCTACGCTATCTTCTCTATATTGAATACTAGAGCCAATACCTAAGTATCTAGCTCCTATACCACCTGTAGCAAGATTGCTTTCATAAGAAATTACAGCACCTTCGATTAATACTCCAGCAAATAACAAAGGTCTTAAAACTTTTTTTTTGTCATCTTCTGAAGAAGATTGTTCTCTTGCCGACCTTATAAGTTGTCTTTCTTTTGTAAGGTTATCTAAACCAACTCTTTCAACAACTGTAAAAAAATCACCATTACCTGCGTGTTTTAAAGCTCTTATAAGCAATGCATTTGGTTGTTGGGTTATAGCTGTACTAAATAAAGCAAACTCACTGTTGCTTTTACGTTGACCTGTTTGGTCTGTAAATGCTGTAGGATATACAGCTACAACAGGTTTTATTACAGGCTTTAAAACATTAGCTAGTTCTATTGATTGCAATTCAGATATTTGAACTACATCTTTTGACTTAAATCTTTGTTCGTATGTATCTTCGTATTGGTCAAATATAGAACAACTAGAAAGTAAAAGTACCAATAGGAATCGTAATTTCAGTAATTGTTCCATCTGCTTCCGTTATTTTAAGTGTTAATGTCACACCATCACTTGTATATTCTATGGTGTTGCCTTCTAAAGTTATAGTGCCTGAAGAAGAAGGAGTTTCTCCAAAAAGATTATTTACTAATTGTCTGGATAACTCTGCATATACTCTTGATTCAAGATTACGCATAAATCTTGCAAGAGTAGAGTTTTCTTTTTCTCTTTCTATTTCATCTTGTAATGCTTTAATTTCTTCTTTAATAGTCAACTTACGACTAAACTCTTGGTTTTCAATCGTAAGATAATGACTTGATGTATTAATACCACTAAAACTAGGTGATTTAAACTTATGAACTATTTGGTCTGCCCAAAGGTTTTGAAAAAATATTCCTACAAACAACATAATTCCAATAACTACCATAATTTTAGTTATTAAAACTTTTTCAGCTTCTGCTTTATCAATCTTTTCTTTGGTCATCTCTATCCGCCTTTGCTAATCTATCTGTATGCATTAATTGTGGTACACCAAGTATAGTCTTGAGAAGTGTATCTTGTCTTATAATCTCATTGTCTACAGAACGCACTCTGTCTATAAGAGATACTAAAATACCATGTTGTGAATCTAGTTTTTGACCTAATCTTTGTTCTATTTCAGATATTTGTGCAGAAACTTTTTCATCAAGTACATCTACTTTAGTTTCCATGCCATCAATAATTTTATTAATAAGCTTCCAAATAAATAAACCAAGACCTATAGCTGCTGCTATTGGAAAACCAACTTCATTAATTAATTGAACTACTGCATCCATTATTCTACTGGTGTAAATTTACCAAGTTCTATTAGCTTGTCTCTATTTACTAAATGTTCTGCTTCAATATCATTTTTACTTTGACCAAAATAAACTACAGCTAAATAATTATCTATCATAGACTGGTTAATATTTATTCCATCTACAACAACATTACCTAAAACTCTACCAAACTTACCTTTAGAATCTTTTAATTTAGTTTCAATAATAACCTTTTTACCTTTCTTGATAGCTTCTTTTAAAAAAGTTGCTGCCATTTTACCTCTAACTTTTTCATCTTTATTTCTAGTTCTACTTTCAGGCGTATCAATGCCATAAAGACGAACCCTAGAGCGATAAAGAATATCAAAGCCAAGGTCCAAAGTAACATCAATAGTATCACCATCAACGACTCTATCGACCTTACAACTATATTCATACATTATCTATAGCTCCTTGTTTTCTTTGCTATTTTTTTTGGTTGTTTTACAAACTGTTTTCCAGCTTTATTGCCTTTTGCTTTAGCTCTATTGGTTGCAGCTTTTTCACTTTTTGTTAAAGATTTCCATGCTGCATCAGGAAGATATCTTCTTTTTCCTTTACTTGGTTTACCGCTAGAGGTACGCCATTTTTGTTTACCCCAATCTTTTAATGACCTTTGAGATTTTTTTAATGGCATTATTCTTCCTCTATTTGTTCACTATATAAATTATTAAATGTTGTTAATGGGTCAAGATAACTTTCGTGACCTTCTGCTGAATGTATGTGTTGTGATGGAGCAAAGTCTGGCGGACCTTCTCCTGTAACCCATAAAGCAGGACTTGTAGCCCTAACTCTATTATTTGGTAAAGCAACTATATTACCTTTCCATTCACAATCTTCTGTAATATATATAACATGAGATTGTTTATGTTGAGCAGGACAATCAGCTATAGAGTTTCCTGTATAATCAACTGTAAATAAATATTTGCCTTGATAAAATTTATTATTAATTTTACATATCCAAGGACTACTACTTACTCTGTCCATAACTACAACAGAATGATTGCGTGCTTCACAGTCCCAAGGTTGAGCTAAATGGTCCTCCATAGGCTTTGCCCACTCTGCAACAGGAATATCTGCTACAAGAGCTTGTATGGGCATCCTAGCCCACATTGCACCGCCATGTATATTAGACTCATCATCTTCAGCTTCACATCCAGTAAAAACTACTTGAAAGCTTAATGACCTATCTGGAATAGTATTTACAGCTATTGCTAATGCGTGTAAGTATTCTCCATGACCATGTTGATGATTAGTGGTAAATTCTTTTCTAACCCAACATTTAAAATGAGGTATGTTACTAATTAGGTATGACACTATTTATATCCACCACCAGCTTTTTTATAAGCTTTAGCTACCATTTGTGCTTTACGAGCTGACCATTGACCAGGCTTACCACCTTTACTACCAGCTTTAATTCTATTAAATATACGCTTACGCATAGTAGGTTTCGTATAATTACCAGCTTTATTAACTGTTGATTTTTTTGCTCTACTCACTATATAAACTTTGCTAAGAATACAACGCCAACAATAAATGGATAAACCGCCCATATCATATTATCTAATTTATCAAATCGCTTTGAACCATCTTCTAATCTTTTATCAATACTTTTGTATAATGCTTTACATTCTTTTTCATGAGACTCTATAGCGTTTAAAGCATCTTTAACAGTAGCCATTATTTCTTTGGTGCAACTTCTTTAGCTTTACCAATATTTAAAGCCAACATATCAATAAATTTATAAAGTTTACCAATCCACATATCGTCTTTAGGCGTTGGCGTACTTGCTGCTATTATTGAAGCAACTGTTACTATTGTTGTTATCCACATAATAATTTCTACTATCATATTTTCTCCTTTGTTTTAATCTGTATTTACAGACTTAATTTTATTATAATGCAAAAAATGTTTATTTAAAATAAGAAGGTAATCCAAGCATTGGTCTACCATCAAATTTATTTTGTTTAGCATCTTTACTACTTGCATCGTTGTAATGTAAAAAAACTTGTCCACAATCTTTACCTTCAAAAGGTTCTCTCCAATGTTCTAAATCGCAACCGCGATACATAAGCATATCACCTTGTTTTAAATTTATTTCAATATCTGGTTCTATGTATATTGACCAATCATCACCGCCAAGATTCATAGTAGTAGATATTTCACAGGAGTATCTATCTTTATGTTTTTTTAACTCGTCACCTTTTTTATAGATTCTCGCATAAGAATAAGTTTCAATAAGTTTAACTTTAGATTCTTTTTCCATAATAGGTTTAACTTTTTGTAATAAAGTTTCCATTACTATATCGGCGTAGTGTGAATAAGTTTCTGGTATTTGTGAGTCATTCCAAATGCCAAAGTATTCGGTAAACTGTGATATGTATTTTTCATCAAATAAATGCCTAGCTACTTTTCTTTTATTTAAAAAATATTGATAACAAAAATCTGCTAATTCTTTTGATATTGCACCTTTGATTACTTGGTACTTATTTTTTTTAAAACTCATTTAAATGGGTATCCTAAATTCCAGCACACTAACGAGTGTCGTATACCTTTAGTTACAGGCTTAACTCTGTGCCAAACAAAAGAAGGAAAAACAATTACACTTCCTTTTTTTCTAATTTCTTTACATATTCTTGGTTGAGAGCCTTCGTCTGTATTTCTAAAATCAAACTCTAAATCTCCACCTTCGTATTCTTTAGGGTCAGTGAGTGATACAGTCATACTAAGTTTTCTTTGCTTACCATGAGTATTTATATTATCTGGACTGTTGTAAGGTTCTTCATGTGAATCGCAATGCCAATCATAAAACTGGTCTTTTTTATATTCTGTAAACTGACAGGCTTCGCTGAAATCCCAGTCAAAATTCCAATCAGCACTTGCATTTGCTTGATGTATGTAAGGTTGGATTTCGTTATATATCCATCTATCAGACATCCAAACAACATCTGATTTACGTTTCTTTTGTATATTTTTAATTTCTAATTGGGTAAGGTTTTCGGATTGAGAATAACCTGTAAGAGCCATTTCTTTATCCTGCTCTTTACCATATTTTACTATTTCATCGCAGATTCTTTCTGGTATAACTGATTGAAAATACCAGTAATACCATTTAAGATTCATTGTTTGTTTTGTAAAAGATTATTAGTTAGTCCAAGTACCAGCTTTTACGTTATCATAAACAGCTCCTAAACTCCACATTCCAGATGCTCCAGATACAAAATCGACTTCGGGTTCTTTAGTTATAACCACACCAGAACCACCACTTGTACTTGCTGGAGCTGCTGCTCCTGCTCCACCAGCTCCAACTGTGATTGTATATTCAGTGCTTCCTACAACAGTTAATGTAGATTCAGCCGAAGCTCCTCCACCAGAACTTTCTCCTGGAACAGAACATCTATAACCACCTGCTCCGCCTCCTGCACCAAAGTTATTAAAATTAGTAATATTATCAGCCCAGCCTCCGCCGCCACCGCCTGTATTAGCTGAACCTGCGGAAACAGTATTAGCTGGATTACCTCCGTTACCACCACCTCCAGCACCTCCAGTACCAACACCTGAAGTACCAAAATAATATTTACCTGCACCTCCACCACCAGCTCTTGTAACTGCTGAGCCAGTTATTGATGATGCAACTCCTGCACCTCCAGAACCACTTGCATAAGTAGGTGCTCCTACTCCGTTGCCACCTGCTGCACTAGCGCCTCCACCTCCACCAGACACGTCTGCACCTAATGAGTTTGCTCTTGCACCAGTACCACCGGGAAAGCCTTGATTGGCAGTACCTGTACCTATTGGACTACGACCACCACCACCACCTGAACCTCCATTTACTGTACCTGGGTTTGGTGAAAAAGCACCTGTATTACCCCCACCACCGCCGACTGTGTCTACAGTTGTAATAGGAACTCCTGCTATAGAAGAAGCTCCACCTATTGAACCTACAGTAA